CTGACTCTGGAGCATTCTCTCATCTCCATATCAAAGTGGGAATCAAAATGGAAGAAACCATTTTTGGATAAGGCGGACAAAACCCCAGAGGAATCCGCCGACTACATACGCTGCATGACCATCGGAAAAGAGGCTGATCCAGAATCGCTTCAGTGGATTCCACCGAACATCTACGCGCAGATCAACGACTATATTTCCGATTCCATGACAGCGACATGGTTCAATGAAAGGAACCGAAAGCCCAGTGGCGGGCAGGTCGTCACATCGGAGCTCATATACTATTGGATGATCGCTTTTCATATTCCACTGGAATGCGAGAAGTGGCATCTGAACCGCCTGCTCACGCTCATCAAGATCTGTGAGGTCAAGAGTGCCCCGCCGAAGAAGATGAAGCGAAGAGATATCTACGCGAGAAATGCGGCACTGAATGCTGCAAGAAAACAGAAAATGGCAGCAAATGGGGGATTGCCATGATGAAGGTCACACAGAAGGGCGATTTCAAGAAAACCGAGGGGTTCTTCAAAAATGTGATCAAGCGCAAGTACACTGAGCTGTTTCACCAGATCGGAGAGGCCGGTGTGAAGGCGCTGCAGGAAGCAACCCCCAAGAAAACCGGAAAGACCGCCGAGTCTTGGAGCTATTCCGTGGAAGAGACGAAAAACGGTCTTGCCATTTCCTGGAGTAACTCTAACCGAAATGACGGCGCAAATGTCGCCATATTGATCCAGCTTGGCCACGGCACTGGAACTGGTGCTTATGTTCAAGGGGTGGACTACATCAACCCGGCCTTGAAACCGGTATTCGATACTTTCGCAAATAAGGTATGGTGGGAGGTGACGCGCAATGCCTACAATAGACGATAAAGTCGTTCAAATGACATTTAAAAATGAGCAATTTGAGCGAGGTGTGAGGGAAAGCCTTCATTCTTTGGAAGAGTTGAAAAAGGCGCTGGATTTGGATAAGTCTGCAGAGAGCCTGTCCAATCTTGAAAAGATTGCCAGCAGCTTTGACATCTCCGGCATCGCAAAGGGCATTGACGATATCGCAAACCGATTCACGCTGGTCGGGAATCTCGGGCAGGAAGCCTTCCGCCGTATTTCAAGCTTCGCACTGGATCAGGTACATAAAGTTACCAGTGCCATTACTTCCATGCCCCAGGTCGGCATGGGCAAATATGAGCAGAAAAACAAGTCCATACAGATGATTCAGTCGGCCATGCCGGACAAATCCATTGAAGAGATAGAAGCCGTACTTGCCAAGCTGAATGAATATACCGATCTCACCAGTTATGACTTTTCGACGATGGCCAACAGCATTGGCAAATTCGTTTCAGCTGGTGTCGGCCTTAAAACGGCTGAGAGGGTCATGGAGGGTATTGCCAACGAAACGGCATCTGCAGGTGGAGAAATTTCGCAGGCCAATATTGCCATGTACAACTTCTCTCAGGCTTTGGCAGCTGGATCGGTTAAACTGATGGATTGGAGAAGTATTCAGAATCAGAATCTGGATACCAAGGAATTTAAAGAAGAGATTATTAAGACTGCTATAGAAATGGGAACTCTTGGAAAGGTAACTGACGATGTCGGTTACATTGTAAAGGGCTCTGGCAAAAAAATGAAAAAAGTGCAAGTGGATTACAAGTCATTTGCAGACACTCTTTCTTCTGGTTGGTTCACCAGTAACGTTATGATCAAGGTATTCGAGAAATACGCAGATCGTGAAAGTGAAGTTGGCAAGAAGGGTTTTGAAGCTGCAAAAATAGCCATCACCCTTACTCAGGCACTTGACGCCGTAAAAGATGCCATTTCAACTGGCTGGATGACCAGCTTTGGGTACTTGTTTGGCAACCTTGAGGAAGCCGGAGATTTGTTTACCCGCATATCTGACGCATTGATTGGATTTGCCGAGCAAATCTACACTACTCGAAACGAGATTCTCAAGGGCTGGCACGATGGTGGAAAAGACGGTATATCCGGTTATCAGAAGGTGATCGAGGGTCTGTCTAATTCCTGGGCCGTATTCAACGGTATCGTTGAGGCTGCCAAAGCAGGATTCAAGCAGGTGTTCGGTGTGCTTGACTCCAGCGGCTTGATCGAAGCTTCCAAGGCTTTTGCTGACTATACTGGCAAGATTAAAGAGTTCTTTGGTGTCTGGACCGAGACTAAAACAACCAAAGAAGTGCGAAAAGCCGTCGCTGTAATTCCAAAATTTGCAGGCGATATGGCTAAGGGAATGTCAGATTCGAATGCAAGTAAAGAGATAGAAAAACTTCAAAAGCGTCTCATCGCGTTGAAGGATCCTCTTATTAAACTCGATAAATACGGTGCCGATGGTATATTCGGACCTGAGACTGAGGCAGCAATAAAAGCGTTTCAGAAAAGCATCGGGCTTAAAGTGACTGGTATCTATGATCAACAGACGCATGCCGCACTTTCTCAAAAGCTTTATCCCGACAGGAAAAAGATCGTAACTGAGACCCAGGAAGACACTGAAGAGATTCAGCACATGGGAAAGGGCGTCGAGCTGCTTTCCAAGGCGCTTCAGGGTGTGTTTTCCATAGGCAAGGCTGGACTGAGTGTCATTGGTCTTGGGCTTAATATTGTAGGGCAGCTGTTCAATGCCATAACTCCAGTTGCATCCGGACTTTTGAGTATTGCTTCGGTCATCGGAAACGTCATATCCTACGTTGTCGAGCTGACATCTGCAGCTCTGTCTGGAGAAGACGCCGTTGGAGGGTTCAATTCCGTGCTCGCTCCGGTTGCCGGCGCTCTGCAAAAGGTCGGCGGATTCCTGGAAACTGTAGCCGCCGTAATCAATCGGATCATAGGTTATCTGAAATCCGGTGTTGGGTTGGACGGCATACGAAAAGTATTTGAATACAATTCTGAGAATCCGACTGTACAGAAGTATGGTCTGATAATCGTCGATATTCTTGAGAAGATCCAGAACGTCGGAAAAGCGGTCAAGCCTGTCTTTGATGCATTGATAAGCTCGGTTTCCACTGCTTTTAGCACGATCGGGACGTGGCTTTCAGGCAAGCTCATGAACGGGCTGTCCGCCGTTTCCACGTTCTTCACCAACCTGTTTTCCGACGTTGATCTGACTTCGCTGTTGACCAATGCCCTGAACGGTTTGGCCACGGCACTGCAGGTCGTGCTTGGTATTGTGGCTGCGGCAGGATACGGGATATTCTCGCTGGGCAAGGCATTTGTTGAGGGCGGAATTGCAATTTTCAACTTCGTTAAGAACAGCGCGTTTGTCCAGAACTTCCTGACATCCCTGTCCGAGAAGGCCAAACCGGTTCGGGAGTTCTTCCAGTCTGTCTGGGAGAGCCTGCAGTCCATAACCGGAAAGGTAGGGCAGTTCGAGAGCTTCAATGATATCTGGACGGCTTTTATGACGGCCATGAAGCTCAATCCAATCGGACAGAAGTTTGTTCCGGCATTGCTGAAAGCTCGAAAAGTCATTACCGACTTCATAGTCAAAATAAAGAGCCTTGTCACATCTGTCAAGAAAGCTTTCGGTCTTTTAAAGGATTTTGGCGATCCATCAAAGGCGTTGGGTTTCCTTTCCATGACGAGGAATAAGGACGGAAATGTCGTCAAAATCCTCGAGTTCTTTGAGAAGATCAAGAACGTATTCAGCGGTGTAAAGGGCGCTGCCGGAGAAGCTAAAACGGCTGTCGGCGGATTTTTCAGCAATCTGATTCCGAATTTAAAAGAGTTCGGACAGAAGCTGGGGGAAATGATCGGCGGATTCTTCTCCGTTGATACGTCCGGTATACAGGGACTGCCTCAAAAGCTGCTGGAACGTTTGAAGGCGTTCAATCCTGTCATAGACTGGATTAAAGGAAAATTCAGTGAGATAAAAGACTTTGTCATGGACCCGAATAAGCTGCTTTCGCACGTCGTCGGCGCTTTGAAGGGGATCGGTGAATTTGTCATCGGCATATTCAAGAACGTCAATCTCGGTACTATCTGGGACACCGCGAAGACGGCTCTTGGAATGTACATCATGATGACATTCGCAAAGTCTCTGAAGAGCTTCAGCGAATCATTTGGCATTCTCACCGGTGCCATTGACAAGGACGAGAAAGACGGCTTTGCTGACAAACTTCGCAGCATTGCCACAACGATAGCCATCGTTACCGCTGCGATTGCCGGTCTGGCATTTATTCCCGCTAAGGAAGCAGTCATAGGTATCGGTCTCATGGCAGCGGCGTTGGCCGTCGTAGGCGGAGCTTTATTTGCCATGAACAAATGGGCTCCTAAAACAAAGGACATCGGTGAAGGCGTACTGAATATGGCGCTGAGCATTGTCGCAGTCGTCGTCGCAATAGGACTTGCCGCAGCGGTTGTCAATACCGCAGGTGATTTGACAAAGCCTTTGTTGCTCGTCGGCGGGATCATCGTTGCACTTGGCGTCGCGGCCTGGGCGATGAGCAGGTTCGGCAAGAAATACACTGGCGCAACAAAAGGAACGGCAAAAACTATTCTGGCTATGTGCGCTGGTGTGTATTTAGTTGTCAAAGCCGTCGACAAGATGACCGAGGTTTTGAGAAATAACAAAGGCCATGAGGGAAGTGTTATTCAAGCTTTGATCGTGGTCGTCGGAATGCTTGCAGCTCTTGGAACAGTAGCTGTTCTTATGTCCAAATATGGAAGTGGCGGAGAGGGTGAAGGCTCTAACGGTGTGGCATCGACCATACTGGCAATGTGCATGTCTCTGGACACCATCATTCGGGCGATAGGCAATGTCGCGAATCTCATAAAGCAATATCCGGATAATTGGGGATGGGCTTTCGGAGTTGTCGAGGTCATGCTTGGTACAATAGGCGCTATCTCAATATTGCTGGCGAAATTCAGCGGTGAGATGGACTGGAAGGTATCACTCATGTCCGCTGCGCCAATCCTCGCGATGGGATGGTTCCTCGACACAATCGTAAAGACACTTGCGGAAGCGATTCCGAAGGTCGCCGGTGTCGACCCCGGGATTATTGAGCAATTCCTGGTCGGTATCGCTGAAGCTGTGACTGCCATGGTCGGGACTGTCGCAATATTCTCAAAGATAGGTCTGTCCGGGCTTGCTAAGGCCGCAGCCGGTATCGTGCTCATCATGGGTGCAATCGGCGTCGGCGTGGACCTTGTAGCGACATTCGCGGCAGATGCTGTTGAGAAGCTGACAACTGCAATGCGACTTGTCGGCTGGCGATTGTCTGGGTTCAGCGATGACATTCAAAATGTCGACGGCACGAAAATTCAGCAAGCAATGAATGTGCTGACAAACACCATAATTCCCGCAATCGTCAATCTTGTTGCCAATTCAAGTGTGATTGGAGAAGGCGTAACCGCTGCTGCTAATGTGTGGCTGTTTGGAGAAGCGCTTGGACTTTTCCAGCGATCTATTAGTGGCATCACGGTTGACACAGGAACAGCTATCAAGCAATTGCCAGTTGATATAAAAGAGACTGTCGATGGCATCAACGCTATCCAAGGCATAGACGATGCGAAAGAAGTGCTGACAAATCTTGGTGGTGCTTTAGCGTTGTATTATGGTGACCTTGCCAAGATGAACGGCGAAACACCAACCGACGAGAATGGCAATTTCGACATTAACAAAGCGAATGAGGCATTTGGTAATCTCGCTGATTTGACGCTTAGTGATGAAACAATAAAAAAGATTCAAAGCTATGCTACCGGCGGGGAAAACGATCTTAATAACTTCGCGATCGGGATAGAGAATCTCGGAACAGCGTTGAGTCAATATGGAACCGACATAAGTAACATAAAAGAAGACGATGTTACAACTGCAAACAAAATTCTTGACAAGGTTAAAGATATTGATGACTACATCAATCCCATGACTGATGTGGATTACAACGTGCTAAACGGTAAACGTAAAAGCATCAGCGAGTTTGGGTTGGACGTTGCCGCACTCGGAAGAGCTTTGGCGTCATACAGCGATAATATAGCCGGTTTGAATCCTGGAAAGGTTCTTATGGCCAATGTTGTCTTGGACGCTGTAGCAACACTTGCAAGTCGTCTTCCGACCACAGGCGGTCTATGGCAGATGTTGGCCGGTGAACAGAAGCTTGGCGAATTTGCTGCAAATATGGCCGATCTTGGTACTGGCATGGCGAACTATGCGAATAAAGTCGCAGGTGCTGACTTCAAGAATGTAGATGCCTCGACCGCCGCAGTCAGAGGACTTGCCGCTGCTCAGAGTGTGCTCCAAAGTTATGGCGGCCTGAAATCCATCGTTTCAGGAACTGCCGGACTGGACAAGCTGGGAGCCAATCTCGTCGGATTGGGCAAATCATTGGTGTCGTTCGCCACTGACGCGGAAGGCATAAAAAAACTGAAAGACGCTGATTTCGAACTGCTGAAGAAAGCGATCGAGCCGATCAAAGGGCTTGCCGAGGCGCAGAGCATACTGCAACGTGAAGGTGGCTTCAAAGAAGGTTTTGAGGGTTCAGCCAGTCTCAGCAATCTTGGCACGGGTCTTGCGAATTTCGGCAATAGCCTGAACACCTTTAAAGCGAACATTGAAGCTTTTGACTTCGACGACACCAAGTTTGTATCAGCAATAGACCTGCTCAGCAAGATCGTCTCATTGCAAGAGATCGTTCAAAATGGAGATCCCGAGTGGAACTTCAAAAATGCCGGCGAGAATATGGCGCTCATGTTCGACGCTTTCGCAAATGCCATACTGAATGATACGGAAGTGACTGAAGCTCTTGGCGCTGCACTGCAGGTTATTCAAACTACGATCATAGAAAATACAGTAACTCCGGCCACGACATGGGGCTCTGATCTGGTCACCAATTTTGCGACTGGTATGCAGAATAATATTGAGACTGCGGAGAACGCGGCCGCCGCCATTGCCCGCGTCATATGGTCATATCTTCATTTCTCTAAACCTGAAGTCGGACCTTTGGCAGATGCAGACACATACGGCGGAGATATGATCGATCTTTTAGCCGATGGCATTACCGGAAATAAAGATGCCATTGAGCAAGCTGTAGGTAATATCACTTCAACAATAAGCGATTCGTTTGGAAATATGGCCGGCAATGTCAATGTTGGTGAAACAATAGCTGACAATGTAACTGGAAGTCAAAACATCATAGAGCAGGCCGTAGATGGCGTTTCATCGATGGTAAGTGAAAAGTTTGGTGAAACGGCCGGAAACGGTATTACAAATTTGCTAAATGGAATGATGCAAAGTTCTTCTGAGGATCTTGGCGGAAAAATAAAAGACGGGATTTCCCAAGCTTTTAACGGATTATTCGGAGGAGCTGACAACCCCGTCATTACTCCGGTCGTAGATTTAACAAATGTCGATGATGCAGCAAATTACATACAGAACAATCTTAACGGCGGTTCTATCGGTGTTGGAGCAAACCTCGCGGCCAACGTCGCTTCCGGAAACGGGTCTACAATCATTCAAGCGGGGACACTGGACATACCGGATCACTCGCCGGAGATCATTTCAGCGATACAGGATTTGGGCGAAAGGATCGTTTCACTTGAAACGCAGACCGTTTCAATCATGTCAAATTTGAGAGTCGTCATGAATACCAACGCTCTTGTCGGACAGATCGCTCCGGCCATTGACAGAGCGCTTGGCAATTTATCAAATCGCGCCTGAAAGGAGGAATGACGTGTGTACCACTCGATAACCATAGGTGAAAAAAATACTTGGACAGATTGGCACCTCATTCCAACTTCCAGGCCGTTTGTGACATTGCCCGAAGTTAAAGTGAAAACAGTAGAGATACCGGGAAGAGACGGCGTTATCGATTTGACTTCACTTTTGACGAGCTCTCCGGTGTACGGAAACAGAAAAGGATCGTGGGAGTTTTACATTGCGAATCCATATTATCTCTATTCAGACAAGCGCTTTATCACAAACGCTACCAATTGGTCCAGCTCTGAAGCCGCGTACCATACCATCGCGCAATACTGTAACGGTAAAGTACGGTCAGTCGTCCTCGAGGATGACCCGGGCTATTCCTATGCAGGCCGATTAAAGGTGGCCCTTACGCCAGACCCAAAATATTCAAAGATAACCATAAGCTATGATTTGGAGCCTTACAGAATAAATTCATCAACTCTTGAAAAGCTGTATAACTAAATCAAAATGGAAGTATAGGGGGAGGTGTATGCATGACCGTATTCAAGATTTACATCAATGGCATTTCAGACAGTGCCTCGAATCTGGTTTTCAGATCAGATCATTCGACAACACTTACTGGATATGGGGATTTCATACTCTCCCCTAAACTTAAAAAGGAGACCAACAAGGCAGATAGTTTTGAGTTCATCATACTGCCAGGGCATGACCTGTACGACTCCTTTGAAAAAAAGAAAACCCTTGTGTATCTTACAAGGGACGACAAGTGCATCTTTCGCGGGCGAGTGTCCGACATCAAGACAGACATTTACAAGCAGCGAACGATAAGCTGTGAAGGCGATCTCGCTTTTCTCGGGGACAGCATTCTATCTCCAAATAAGAAAAGCAATACATCAACGGTTGGCTCTACCAAGAAGCAGAAGAATGAAACCGTGTATTCACATGCCGGTGGTGAGCCATATACCGCAAATAAGGATCTCATTAAGATGACACCTGAGGAATACTTCAGGCAATGCATCAACGTGCACAACGGTCAATGTGCCAGTGAACAGCACAGGAAGTTCACTGTCGGGACCGTAAATGTGACTGACCGCAACAAAACGGAATATTTCGAAAGAACATCCTATCAGGATACCAGCAGCACAATCAGTTCTGATCTATTATCTGTTTACGGGGGTGTGCTGCGAACCAGGTACGAAAACAGGCAAGCCTACATCGATTGGCTTGATACATATACAGAAGCAAACAGCCAGCAGATCAAGTTTGGCGTCAATATGATCGACCTCGATCAGGAACCGCCTACCGATGAATACTGGTCTGTTCTTCTTCCTACTGGGGAAGAAAATTGCACAATCGCAGCTGCAAACAATGGCAACAAGTTTCTTGAAAACGACGATGCCATTGATAAATACGGCTATATCGTTCACCATCACGCATTCAGCAATGTCAAAAAATCAGAAAAGCTGCTTGAAAAAGCTCAGAAATACATGGCAACTCACTGCAAGCTATTTCCGAACAATCTCATTGTAAAGGCCATCGACTTGCAGCTTATTGGAGAATCCGACGATCCTCTTGAACTGGGAGACAAGATCAAGGTTGTCTCTTCGCCGCATGGGCTGAGCACCACAATGGCGTGCATTGCCATGGAGCTGGATATTTTCAATCCTGAGAACAACAGCTATACCATAGGCACTATTTTGCCGCCGGACAAGGAGAAGAAAAAGGAGCCAATCAGCGAAAAGCATAAGAACTCCCATCATTCTGCTTCAAGAGGCATTGCCAATAACGCGAATGCCATCTCCGGTCTGCAAAACGACGTAAACGTCAATTCCAATAACATCAACGTCAACGCGGAGAATATCGCTGTCAATGCTCTCAATATCGCTGTCAATGCAGAGAACATTGCTGTGGTGGCGAAGAACATCGCGATAGCTGCGGAGACGATTGACATCAAGGCTCAGGAGATCACTGCGACATTTGGCGAGGAGACGGATGACCTTTATGGCCATATTACGACTTCAGCCGAAGGGATTAAGTCTGAGTTTCATGACAATACGACCGGCTTGAGCAGCTATTTCTCTCAAGAGGCGGGAAAAGTTGTATCAGAAGTCAGGAACACCAAAACCGATGTATACACAAAAATAACTCAAACCGAAGCAAGCATAACTACGGAATTCAATAATAAAATATACGGAGAGAACGGATTAACTTACGATTATCAGAGAAAAATCACAGAAACTGCAGCCGGAACCAGGGATGAAATGTACGCGACACTTTACGGCGTGGATCAAGATGGGAACCCAATAGACCCTGATGATCCGAATGCCACACCTTTGGGCTTCTATAAGCGAGTCAGGGACGAATCTGTTAACCAATCGGTCGACAGCTTTCATCAAGAGCTGTACGGCACTGGAGGAACTGCGGAGAACCCTAAAACCGGTTCTGTTTATGATGCTATATACACAAAGTCCGCAACATATTCTCGTGATTATTTCAAAGCGCAATTATACGGAGACGGAAGTGTTAACAACCCCGCCAATGGTACCATATTGCAAGCGGTATACACCAAATCCGCTTCCGAATGGAAAAACGAGCTTTGGGGCGAAAACGGTTCGAAGACCAATCCCAAGGAAGGTTCCATATTGTACGGTACCCGACAAGAAATCGGGGCCAAGGTCTCACAGGGTGATGTTGAAGCCGGTTTTAAGGTTACAGCTGATGGAATAAAACTATTTGGCAAAGAGATTTTACTTGATGGGTGGGTTAAAGTCGATAAGTTATCAGCGGTTAATGGCGACATAGCCAATCTCGTAAACGGAACTACCATTGCCACTAAATTATCGGCGACGAATATTGATCTGACTACCGGAACTTTGAATATAGGGAGTTCTACCAACACATCTGCTAAGCTGAAATACCATAGCACTGAGTATTATGATCTCACTGTATCGATGCCTGGTGTTACAGGGTCATTTACCGCTCTTGGCTGGACTTACAGTAACGGGTCGTACCCGACGTCATTCAATCTCAATCATAGTCATTCCTGTACGACAAACAGCGATGGCACAATAAAGCTCGGTGGAGCTGTTGCCGCTGCATCAGGCGGTTCTTTTAGGATTGCCGACACTAAAGCATATAAGGACGGTGTGTCGGCAGCTACGAATTCCGTCACGATTACAAGCCTGAACAAAGACCCGTCAGAGTCAATAAGCTATGACAGTGAAAATAACAAATATATCATTCCGCTTAAAGCCGTTGCGTCAAATGGAAATACAAAGACTGAGAACTATGCGTTTTTCGCCACGGCAGCTACGAATTCCGTCACGATTACAAGCCTGAACAAAGACCCGTCCGAGTCAATAAGCTATGACAGTGAAAATAACAAATACATCATTCCGCTTAAAGCTGTCGCGTCAAATGGAAAAACAAAGACTGAGAACTACGCGTTCTTTGCTACAGCAGCTTATAATGCTGGAGAGAGTTCAGTAACGATTACTTCGTTAGCATGCACAAACGAAGGTGACTACGATCCGATTATTGGCCTTCCCATCACTATATCAGGAACCGCTTCAAATTTAGCTGAAAGTTCTGAAACGGTGTATATCAGTGCAAGTGGTGCATACAATTCAGGATATTCAGCGGGCCGGCAGGTCGGATATCAATCAGTAGGAGTAAATTTTGTTGGAAGAGACCCAGCTAAATCTGATAAGTATACAGCCAGTTCGCATGCGATGACTGTGTATCTGAAAGCAACAGCACAAAACGGTAACGAGAAAACAGATGCGATAGACGTTTCTTGTTATACTGCCTATCAAGATGGCGTAACAGATGGCTATGGCGTCGGATATGGAGACGGAGCCAAAAGCATTCGACCAGCTGACGTAACCATTGAAAAGGTAACCGTATTTGCAACTGGAAAGGCGAGTGTGCGGTTGACGGTCAATGGTTACACTGCAAGTAAAAGTGTAGATGCGGAAAATGTTACAGACAATCATACTTAAAAGGAGGAAATGTCAAATGAATCTCACAACAAAACACGACATCATCAATGACGCTGTGGTCAAGCTCAATGAGCTGGCAGACGCGAGGGGTGCTGAGAAGTGCGTTCTCATCATCACTCTCATCCAGAACCTGAACGAGCTCGGCCGCATGATCAAGGAAGAGGACAGTAAGCACGACGCTGCCATCCTCGCCCTGACTGAGAAGATCGGCAAACTTGAGAAGGAGGCCGGTAACGATGACGACACTGACGCTGAATGACGGAACGGTGTATGCCCTCGATTGGTGCAATGCTGACAAGGGCATCTTCAACATCAACCTCGAAACTGACCAGACGTTTCTCGAACTCGCTGTGAAGTTCGGGGATCGTCAGCTGACGTCTCGCATCACCGCCCAATACGGAGAAGCAAAGCAAGACGTTTATGAGGGCTATACCGAGCTTCGCTCCATCCAGTTCGACATGTGGCGAACCGGCACAGTTCTGATAACGCTGCTTCTTCCGGAAAAGACGCTCGCTGCGTAGGTGAAGCACTTATGTTTGTCCGACTGAACATCAATCCGAACAGGTGGTCGGCAGATGACTGTACGGTACGGGCAATCTCCATTGCAACCGATCGATCGTGGGACGAGGTCTATATCCATTTATGCCTGGAAGGTTTTATCATCAAAAACATGCCAAGCGTAAATCTCGTATGGGGCACATACCTGCAATCGATCGGTTTTGTTCGTTACACATTGCCAAATAACTGTCCACTCTGCTACACCGTTCGAGATTTCTGCAGAGAAAATCAAAATGGCACATTCATACTTGCCACCGGAAGCCATGTAATTTGCGCTATAGACGGAAATTATTACGACGCCTGGGACAGTGGC